GATGTCATTCGTGTACACTTTTGCAGTCGTGAGGTTCGACGCAATGTTTTGATTGAGAATGTCCACATTGGATGCCACGATGTCATTCGTGTACACTTTTGCAGTCGTGAGGTTCGATGCAATGTTTTGATTCAAGATGTCCACATTGGATGTGATATACGTCCTCGCGGTCTCCAAGTTTGAGGCGATGTTTTGATTCAAGATGTCCACATTGGATGCCACGATGTCATTCGTGTACACTTTTGCAGTCGCGAGGTTCGACGCAATGTTTTGATTCAAGATGTCCACGTTGGACGTGATGTACGTCCTCGCGGTCTCCAAGTTCGACGCGATGTTTTGATTCAAGATGTCCACATTGGATGTGATGTACGTCCTCGCGGTCTCCAAGTTTGAGGCAATGTTTTGATTCAAGATGTCCACGTTGGATGTGATGTAGGTCCTCGCGGTCTCCAAGTTCGACGCGATGTTTTGATTTAAGATGTCCACGTTGGACGTGATGTACGTCCTCGCGGTCTCTAAATTTGAGGCAATGTTTTGATTGAGGATGTCCACGTTGGATGTGATGTAGGTCCTCGTAGTTTCCAGATTCGACGCGATGTTTTGATTGAGGATGTCCACGTTAGATGCGACGATGTCATTCGTGTACACTTTTGCAGTCGTGAGGTTTGAAGCAATATTTTCATTCAAAATATTTACATTTGATGTGATGTATGTTCTCACAGTTTCCAAATTTGAGGCAATGTTTTGATTGACGATGTCCACATTGGATGTGATGTATGTTCTCACAGTTTCCAAATTTGATGCAATGTTATTATTCAATATGTTCACATTGGAAGTAATATAATCTCTGGTCGTGGAGAGATTTGATGCAATGTTTTGATTGAGGATGTCCACATTCGAGGTGACATATGTTCTCACAGTTTCCAAATTTGATGCAATGTTTTGATTCAGAATGTCTGCGTTGGACGTGATGTACGTCCTCGCAGTTTCTAAATTTGATGAAATGATATCATGTGTGACGTATGCATTTGAGATGCCCCCGAGAAATTCTCCATTTCCAAAATAGTATCCCTGGGTCACGATGTTCGCGACCGCGTTGATGCCTTCGGTCGTGTTCGTGAATTCAATCGTGTACGGCGTGGTGTTCCCGATGGCTGTGATGCCTTCGAGGGTCTGCGTGATGTTCGAAAGCAGACCACCGTCGCCGTAGTACACGTTCGCATAGACCATACCACTTTGAGTGATGTATGTGTTGCTGTTCACGTTAATGCTCTCATCTGCGTAGAGTGCGCCGTAGACGTGAACGTTCATCTGTCGCGTCGTGAGAGGCGTGATATCGAGACCCGACGCGTCGTCATTGGTGTACGCGAACATCAATTCATTCTCGTCGCCTCGATACACCATCGCGACGTTCGCTTCGGCTCTTTGCATGACCACACCAGAATCGAGAGTGGTCAATGTGTTGTTCGCGGCAATTTTAATCACCGCATCGTCCACGGCGAGGTTATCTACTTGTAAGAACGTGGTGTTCCCTCGCACTTCGAGATTCCCGCCGACGACCACGTCGGCCACGGTCGTGATTGTATTGGCTTCGAGGTCGCCGTAGACGTGAAAGTTGATTGGATTCGTGGGGTCGGGGGTGATGGACACGCCGTCGACACTGCTCGTGCTATGGGCGACGATGAATTCCGTCGCACTCGCGTGATAGCCAAACACGACGTTGGCGGGATTTTGCACGGCGATGATGATACCCGTGTCGGCGAGGCCATTGTTCCCTAAACCAATGATGGGGTCACGGATGAACAGGTTTTCCGAGTACAAATAGGACGTCGCGCCATGAACGATGAGATTTCCTTGAATCGTGGTGTTTCCCGTGATTCGATTCGATTCGCCATTGAGGGTTACGAATTCCGAATTAATATTTCCAGTGACTTGAACATCTCCACCCACGTGCAACTCATATTGGGGTTCGATGTTCACGCCTACGAAACCATCCGTCTTGATGGCGACGTCCCCGGTGAGATGAAGCGTGTTCGACGTCGTGTTTCCCATGTCAGAAATGTATTGCAGGGTTAGGTTGGATATGTTCGCCCCATCCCCTGTGATGATGCCTTCGAACACGGGGTCGACCTCAAGGGCGGCGATGCGTGCGCTGTTATCCACCAACTGGGCGGGCAGGACTTCGAGGGCGGAAATGCGCGCGCTATTTGCCGCGAGATTTGACACCGCATCGGTGAGGATGATGGCGTTGCTCAAGAGGTCGGTCTCCAACGTGCTCACTCGAATGCTATTTGAGAGTGCGTCGGCTTGCAGGGTCGCGATGTTTGCAAAATTGTTCGACGACGTCACTTGCAAGTTTGCGATGTTTGCGGTGTTCACGGAAATCCTGAAACTATTGTCTGCCAGGCGCGCGCTCAGAGTGGTGATTCTGTTGCTGTTATCCGCGAGATTGCTCTCGAGGTCGCTGATGCGCACGTACACGTTCTCTGCGAGATTACTTTCTAAATTTTGAATGCGAATCACGTTCGATGCGTGATAGGTGTACAGCGTGGAAATCCTCTGCGAATTGTTGAGGAGATTGTATTCGAGTGCACCGACTCGAACGGCGTTTGATGCTAAATTTAATTCTAAGTTCCCAACTCTAATACCGTTGGAGGACATTTGCGTTTCGAGATTGGACATTCGAATGGCATTGGACGCCGCATCGGTCTCTAAGATTTCGATGCGCGTGACGTTATCTTCGAGATGGGCCTTGTGTGCCACGCCCGTGAGGGTGCGTCCATCGCCAAAGTATGCGTTCGAGTAGACATCACCCACGACGTTCATCGTGATGAGATTCTCCGAGGTTTCGATGAATCTATCGGATGCCGTGTTGGACGTGTACGTCACCACGAATTCATCTCTATCTTCCATGTACACCACACCCACGTTTTCCGAGGGTCTGTTCAAAATCAGACCGAGGTCGTACGACAACGCATCGTTCACGTTATTCTGACCCAATTCAATGATTGGGTCCGTGATTGAAATGTTCTTGGACGAAATGAACGTGGTCTCGCCGTAGGCGACGAGGTTCCCGTCGATGACCACGTTACCCTTCGCATAGAAGACGTTGCCCGTGGTCCCAGTGTCGTCGACGTACACATTCCCACCCAAGCCCGTGAGAGTGCTAAACACGGCACCGCCTAATAACTGCACCACCTCTGTCGTGCTGTTCCCGGTTTCGGTCACGTACTGCAGACTTTTATCGATGCTCACAACCTGTGTGCTTACGATTTCATTCGTCTCGGTGTTATACGCCAAAACGTTGGTCGTAGACGTCGCGTCGTATCTCACGGGTGACACGAAAATCCCCGCGTGTGGAGCGTGTACTATGGTGTCCGAAGCGTTCACGATGATGGTGTTCCCAGCCTGAGTACTCGGTTGAATTTTACCAATGCGAACTTTCTCGCCGCGTTCCACGGTATTAAGGTTCTTCACCATTTGATATTACCTAGTATTTTAATTTGCATATCGAAGAGCACCGATACCATTTTGTATGGTGAAAATGTTATAGGAACATGCATAAATTTTATCGATGAGCGTCTGGCTCTCGGAATGTATTTTAAACGACGAGACGCGAGAGAAGTTCAGGGTCCCCGTAGGTTGCAACGACGCCGTGTTGTTCGCGAAGCTGTGCATGAACACATCGGGTGACGTCACCGAGAGCGTGTGGTAATACGCACTGACGTCTAAAAAGTGTGGTCTCGCCCACTTGAACGCGGACAAGTCCACGCCGTTGACGGAGAGTTTGATGCGGTTCGACGCCGTCGTGAGCGTGGTATCGGTCACGGCGTTCGCGCTGGCGATGAACTTCACGGGGTGATTGAAGGTTAACTCCTGTGTGAGTTCGTGCGACGCCTCGCTTTCTTGAATTTGATAGATGAGCATGTTGATTGTTTGTTCGGCGATTTGTTTGCGTTCGAGTTCACCCAGGAAATAATAATTACTGTGACACTCCCACGTGTAGTTTCCTGCGAGAGGACCCCAACGAATGCGCAGCTCGACGTCTTGGTAGCCGAGAGCACACACCGGGAGGGCGCTCTCCAGGGCTTCACAAAAGAAGAAGCGAAGGGGGTAGAACCACGACGTGCGACCACCTGGGCCGAGCGCACTCTTGGTGGTGTTTTTTGCCAACATATCCAGTGCGACGTTTTGAGAAAACAAGGAGCTCTGTGAGTCGATGACTTGACCACCCACGACTAAATCCACGCTTTTGATGAGTTGCGTCCAGTCGGAAATTTCAAGAGTCTGGGTGCCATCGTCCACGGTGAAAAAGGTGTAGCCCAACATGTCACCATTCTTCCCGAGCGTGATGGACGAATACGAATTCGAACGAACGGCTCCCTGAATGTACTGCTTTTCCACGGATTGTGCGAACGGCGTGTGTCGCTGATAGGTTGCCGAAAAATGACTCATTTCTGGTTCGCTCGAGATCCATTCATCTTGAGCGCCCAGGCACACGAGTTGAGTGATGCCCGCGGACATCGTACTTTACCTTACCTTGAGAAAAATTAAAGATTCGGTCGTCTGCACACGAAGCGGAGGACGAAAAAATTATTACCATCACTCGTTGATGAATTCTTGATGGTGGTCCCTAGTTGATTTAAAATGCGAACGGTCAACTTGTCGATTCGACGAATTGGGTCGATGTACTGCACTGCGATGGGGTAGTCATCTTTAAACGTGATGAGTTGATTCCCATCGGTGATGATGCTCGCGAAGGCGCTTCGCACGATCGAGATGTTCCCCTGTCCTGTGTGCACGTTCGACGTGCCGGGAATGGCGGCGCGGTCGTTGAAGTGCGTGTCCAATTCATCGATAGACAGGTACACGTGTTCGGTTTCTACGTTAGAGTGGATGTGCGCGCCCAAGAGTCGCACTTGCACGACGTTACGCAGTGGGTTTTGTAAGTGCGCGGTGAAGGTGTTGGCGCTGTCCTGACCCACGCTATCCAAGGTGATCGTGTGATACTCGTAGTCGAGGTCGGGAATCGTCGCGTTGGACGTGACCAGAGCCATCTCTTATATTAATGTACGTTTAGATAATTTCGTAGTCCGCTTGTTCGCGCACCAACTTTTCGGCGCCGCACAGACCACCCGGCTTGCGCATGGAGTAGGTGCTCTCGCCCTCCACACCAGAGCCCGCGACGCACTTCAAATCGTACGGAAGGTCGAACAAATTCTTTTCGTTCTTCGCCTTGATGACCAGGGGCATCGGCTCGTACGTACTGCGCACGCTCATCACGATGAAGATGAGGACGATGAGGATGGCGATGCTCGTCAGAGCGCGGCGGTTGGTCTTGTTGAGGTTAAACATTATATTGTATCTTGAGAAAATAAAGTGCGTTAAAGAATTCAATTACTTTTAAAGTAATACATTAGATGGACGGAGAAATCGTACTGGACCGAGGTGAAACTAATGTCATGAAACTCGATGACAGCGAACAGCGACTCATGGACGAGATTCAAATCTCGACCCCGCAACCGCGACGGGTGCCGAGACCCGGTCGCCCGCGCGTGGTGCAACAACAATACCACCAGGAAGAAATCGACGCGTTCGTGAATCCGAACAAGCAATCAGCCCCGCGCCCACCGCCTTCGCGGGCTGAGGAATACATGGACGACGAGGAGGTGGACTACGACGTCGACTACGACGAGGGTCCGCCTGAACCACAATACCAACAGGAAAAGCCTTCTGAGGGATACGACTCCATCGATGCCGAAAAGTTGGACATCCTGAACAAGTTGGCGAGACTCGAACGTAAGGGGTTCAACGTGAACAAGCGTCTCAACGCGTACAGCCCCATCGAGGAGTTGCGCACCGAGTACAAGCGCGTGACGTACACCATCGACGTCGACCAGAGCATCAAGTTTTCTCGAAAGGCGCTCATGGCGACCATCACGGGTTTGGAATGGGCCAACAAAAAGTACAACCCCTTCGAACTTCAACTCGACGGCTGGTCTGAGAGCATCATGGAAAACTTGGACGACTACGATGGCGTGTTCGAGGAGTTGCACGTGAAATACGGACAGAAGATGCAGGTCGCACCGGAACTCAAACTCGTGATGATGGTGGGTGGTTCTGCGATGATGTTTCACCTCACGAACAGCATGTTCAAGGCGGCGATTCCAAACTTACAAGATGTCTTAAAGCAAAACCCTGGCTTGCAACAGAGCATGGTGAGCGCCGTGCAAAACGCGATACCGCGGAACGCGCCGCAACCGCCCCCGAATGGTGCGTACGAGATGCAAGGTCCGGGCATCGACATCAGCAGCCTCATGGGTAACATCATGATGCCCCCACCGCCGCCAATGAGCAGTAATGTCGAACCACCGCAAACGCTTCAGGAAGACGTCGAGGACGCGGATGACATCTCGGACATCGTCACTGCAGCGGAGGAGGAGGAGGACGAGGACATCAAGGAGGTGGATGTCCAGGAAAAAGCCGCACCGAAGCGTCGTGGACGAAAGAAGAAGACAGAAATAAATCTTTAGGTAATATAACACAGGAAGATGATGGCATTGAGTATGTGCCCCATTGAGGAAAGTGTGGTGACGCGCCCCACTCAAGAAAAGGTTAAAGTTCGAGTCCCAGAACGTGTTCCCATGATGGAGGAAACGGAATGCAATTACGTCATTCTTTTCTTCATCGTCGGAGTTGTTATTTTGGCACTTTTAGATGGCATGTGAAGTATAAACTCTCCCATGAGGATACATAACCCTCCTGGCAAAGTTGTTTAATAGGTGTACGATGCTTTCGTCGCGGTGTTTGCCTTGACGTTTAGAAGACGACCCCCCCTAGACGTTGTGAGTTCGATGAAAAAGTCATAGTAATACGCAGTCTGCGCAAGACCCCCCAGGGGCGTGACGTTGTAGGGTGTCATCTGAATCGTCGTCGGGGTCAACGTGACCACGTCACTCCAAGGATACGGATTCGTTCCCGAGAAGATGTTCTTCGTACCTATGGCGATTGCAATATCCGACGTCGTC